AAGATGCGTAGGTCTGCCGATGGTGAGTTCCCTCTAGTAGAACCCTATGACATAGCCGGTAGTGCTAACTTTGCAAACAAGGCAGATGTAATATTGATAGTTGAAAGAGACTTCACTCAGGGCAGTAGGGATGTGCGCATCCATACAAAGAAGATGCGCTTTAAGCAGTCCGGTAGTCTAGGACAGGTAGACTTGGAGTACGACCCTATTAGTGGTCGATACTCCAAAGCCTTTGGTTATCCAACTATTTAGACTTTTTCTTAGGTGCTTTACCACCCTTCCAAGCCTCGTTAACATCAGGTGTGGAAGGGTCGTCCGCTACGAACTTACCTGTCTTTGTCCTCGCCCTAGTAGGTGTTAACTCTTCGGTCACGCTACCGCTATAGATAGCTTTACCTTCTTGCTCTGCGGTATCTTCATCAGCTACTTTACCAACTGCTACGTTACGTGAGGCAGTTGCACCCGTAGTGAATCGTTTAAACCACGTTCTTATTTTACTTAACATTTATTTTCCTCCATTCGTCTATTGTTAATGATAAGTTAGTTTTCTCTACGATAGCATCTAACTCAGCATCTTCTTGCTCTCTCCACATACGAATCAGTTTGTACACATACTGCCTTGATACACCTACATGCTTGGCAATTTGATTGCCATTGATGCCATCCTCATGCAGTTCACGTATCTTTGCAGTACGTTCCGCACTCTCAGGTGGGTTAGGTGGTTGGCACAATGCATCATACTCTTCCTGTGAAAGATTAAGATTGAGTTGATATCTAATTGTTGAGACCGGTTGCAAGATTATGTTTGATATCTCTGTTAGAGAGTCACCACCCTTGCGTAAATCTATGGCTTGCTCAAGCCAATAAGGAGACTTATTTCTTCTTGGCATCATTCTCCTCTGCTTGTCGCATAGCATTGTCGATGATGGCATCTAACTCAGCATTGGTAGCCGGCTTAGTTCCATTCATTTCGTGTAGCTTTTCTTTTGCTCGCTTTAGTTCCTCTGCTTGCTTGACTACATTATGTGGGTCGCCTTCAAGTATGTCTTTGCCTGTTACGTACCTATCATGTATATGTGCAAACCATCTAGGTGCGAAATCATCAAGATTGTGCTTTGCTATAAGACCTACTAAGTCCTCAAACCACAGGACGTATTTTCGTACTGTGTTTAAACCTTCTTTTTCTATGTCAAATACCCAATGGCTTTCAGCCAAAGACCGCAAGTCCTCTGCGCTTTGCAACTGCCTGTACCTACCTGTCTGAACCATGTGATACACATTCGATGTGTCGCTGAACTTCTTGAACTCTTCACCCCTGAGTATAGGGTCATTAGCACGCTCTCTACCCACGACTATTACTTTCTTAGGTAGCACGACCACTTCCTTTTCTTTTCTATTATCATAGGCACTTATGATGTCTGTCTTGCGTACCATTCCTTGCAATAGGATGTACTCATTATCTATAGCCATACGTAACGCAAACTTCTCAGCTACTTTTCTATCAGTAGTCCACGAACACCCTTGCTCATTAAAACTATGACACCCTCTGAATACTGCAAATTCATCAGGCAAGCTAAGAAAGAAAGCTTTGTCCTCCGGTTCTAACGTGCCTAGACGATGTTCGCTTTGTAACATGTCGTAGTTAAAACCCATTTCGTCACACTCAAACATGTCATTAATGTGAGGCATGAAGTCCGATGGATTTTCGACTGAGTTCCAATACTGATGGAACATAGTCCAAAAGTTTATTGGTTCTACCTCTGTATACAGAGCATGTAATGCCTCAATTCTGTAAGGCTTGTCCACATACAACATCAACTCTGATATGTCCGCTAACTGTTCTTTTATTTTTTGTTTATTCATTTGTTTTCCTTGTTGTCTATAGCATCATAAACTTGTTTAGCTATCACAATTCCCCACAAACAATTAGTCTGTAGGGATTTGTGTAGCCATTCGTTTGCATTGTTTAAACGCTTTTCCCGCAACTGGTTTTGTTCGGGTGATGTAAAGTCTATGTTAACTTTTTTTGGTTTGATGCGCCATACAGTTTTCTTTACAGACTGCACGACAATCTATCGTTAGTATCCAAAGCCTTCTTCAAGAAAGAGATAAGCAAGTTTTGCTCTTCTTGCAGATACTCCAATGCATCGTCATATGTCCACTCGCTAGGCATGTGTTCTTGGAATCCCTGACTGACATGCAAAGGTGCATCCTCAACCATGTCTAGGAACTTACGTATGCCATCGGCATCTAGGTATCCTTCATCATCACACATAGGCAAGATATCATCCCACCACGACAGGTTCATCGCCCACAGTACGCTACCTGAGTTGTACGAATCACGAAAGTACACGTCACCTTGCTTGTACAGGTCGTCATATATGTCCGACATGTGTTTTCTTTGCACCTCGGTTAGTTCTACATCGCTATTTGCTTTAGGAAAACTATCAAGAGTCTCCTTGTGGTCTGCATACTTCTTGTCGTATGCCTTCTCTAAATATACATCTGCACCCATTACTTTTTCTCCTTTTGTTTTTTTAATTCATTAAGTTTAAGTTTCAGTTGCCACCTTTTAGGTTTGCGTTGCAACCCCTCATCAGGATTCTTTTGCCAATCCTTATAAGCTTTAGTCAAGTCCATTGTTTCTCTCCAATAGTTGTACACCCATCTTACGTAACATATCCATCACCATGTTATGTAATGCCATGTTAGGTTCGTGACGAAACACTAGTGTCTCATCGTTTAAACTGTCTCTTGCAGTCAACAGGATATCCCCATCGCTTTTAAATTCAACAGTCATAGTGAGTTCACCCTCCGGTATATCTTCATGCATACGCTTACTCCAATTCGTAATTAATTAACACACTACACTTGCCAACAATCATGTCACCAAACGCAGTACGTCCTGTTTCTATCAGCCATGTGTACCATTTGGTAGATGCCATTTGATTGATTACATTCGTATCATCAAACTTACCATTCTCATCTATGATGGCATGACATTCCTTGCCCTCATGCATGACAGTAATCACCTCTATCATGCCACTCTTAGTCCACGACTGCATCGTTTCTAAGTCCGGCTTTTCATCGTACTCTACGACTTCAAAGAAGTCACCCTCATCATTAGGCACATCAAATATGTGCATCACATTGTATGTATCACTCATAACTTTTCTCCTTATACGTTATTAGTATATTCATGTTTATTCATGTACTAATAACTATTCACCATCAACTTCATACAAGCACACAGGTATTTCTTTTTTAATCAAATACTCCATATTCGACAAGCACATTTGTTCCGGATAACCTTGTGGGTTAGGAAACAATTTACGAATACCATCACAAGCACCATGTATAAACGAGTCTAACTCGTTTTCCTGTGGATTTTCCCACGCAAAAACTTCGCCTGTATTCTGATTAATCATTTGCTTATCACGCAAGCACTTGGTCAGTTGTTTAACTACGACATCTATCTGTTCGCTAATCTGCCCTAAAGGACTGCTTTCAAAATCCCAATCATCGCTCAAGATATTATCACTACCTGTTCTTATGTTTTCATTCATAATTTTTATCTCCCTAGTGCAATATCTCCTCGTTAATTACACGCTCAGCATGAGCG